CAAAAGTATTAATAACTAGTAGTTAAAAGTATTAACTATTCTGCTGCTGGGGCTTCAGCTGCGGGTGCTGCTTCTGCTTCTGCTTTTTCTTGTTCAGCAAGCTGTGCTTCACCTTGTTGTTTAATTTTACCAATAAGTGCTGCGATTTCATCAAAAGGATGTTTACCTAATGATCGTAATACTAAGTTTACTTCTTGCACTTCAAGATCTAATTTTATAGCCATAATTACTCCTTATTTTTTCGAATACCACCAATGTTATATTTAGGAACAAGTTCCCATTCATTTTTCTCTTTATAAGACACAACTTTAATTTGTGACAGAGAAGCTTTTGGTTCTGCTTTAGATTTATCAATAATCTTAAGTAGATCCCAATCTTGTAATAGCTCTGCAATGACATTACGTCTCTCTATATCAGAGACAGAAATATCAGACTCTTTGCCATCGAGAGCAAATAATTCTTTAAAGTGTACAATAAAGTACTTACCTTGTTTGTGTAGTATATGACAAGACTGAAATAACTTCTTTTCTTTTCTAGAAGCTATGCCTATGCGGGTGAGAGTTTCTCTGACTTTCAGAAAGTTATCTGGTTCTATCAAGTCAACTTCCAGCATCGCATCTGGTGTCCAATCATAATATATCAATGACGAAGTCATAATAAATTACCTTCTGTTATATTATTACTTTTATTTATATTATAATTAATTTCTACCGCCTTCTTGGTAGATTTCAATCAATTCTTTTATATTGTCATCCGAAAGTATATCTAATACCTCATATGCTTTCTTCTCTGAATATTTATAATGTTTCATAATCAGTTTTAGGATATCAGATGCTTTTTCTTTCTTATGCCATTTAGAGAACCTTCGTCGTTTTGGTATAGAAAGTCTTAAAAAATCAAACTGCCATTTCTTTGGAATGTCTGCATGTTGATTCATTTCGTTTGCATAAAGGATAGTATCATGAAAATAAGATAAACCTTTATTAATTAAGAAAGGAGCATATTCTTTTTCATTCTGAGGATCTTCAAATAGATCCTTTTTATTATCATTTATGCTGTTTAGAAAGTCGAATGGTGTTGTCATAATGTAATACCCAATTTTCTGCGGCTATTTCCGCATCACTTATATTGTCAAATGTTTTAGAACCAACATGTATTTCTTCTTCAAATAATAAAACTGTTAGTTCGCCTTTAATAAATTGTGCAACCTCAGCTGATCGACTAGAATGTTTACACTGATAGACTATCATTTTGTATTTTCTCTAATGCACCAGGTGTTGCTAGAAATATTGTATCTGGAAATCTTGCTTCTAGATCTTCTATTATTTCTTGGTATGTATTGCCTTGAGTAATAAAGTGTTCTGTTTTACGATTATATACATAAATCACATTATTAATCTTTTCAAATTTAAGTGATACCTTCTTTGGTTCCATCTTAACATTAGATTCTTCTAAATTCTTTTCCATCATTTCATGGATTTCATTTACTTTCTTATTGAGTAAATGTCTGAATGTAAACCATCCTGCTAAAAATCCGAATACAAAAATTAAAAATCCCATAGTTGCTCCTATTTGAATTTGCATTGAGCCATGATTTCAGTTAATGCGGCCATCATGTTTAGTTCATGGTCTGCAACAAATGCTGCTTTATATTGATAATCAGAAAGGATCAATACAAGCTGAGGAATACTACCTGCTTCTAAGTTTGTAGATGCAGTATCATATAGTTGTCTAAATATATTTATACTATCGCTGTCCCCATTTTTAGCAACCCATTTACGAACTTCTGTAAAGTTTTTATCTTTAAGATTTTTAATTAGTTGTTTAAATGATTCTTCAGTGAGATTAAGTAAGATGCCACTATCAATTTTACCTGTTACAGAATATCTTTGTAGTTCATTAATAACTCTACGCCAATCGGGTAAGTGTTTTGTAATAAGTTCTACAATTGGTTTAGGATCATATTGAATATTTTCTGTATCAAGGATGTGTGTTAATCGTTTAAAGAATGATGCAGCAATTTCTTGCTTATCTTTATTTTCTATTTTAAAATCTACAACAGCACATCTAGAATGTAGTGGTTCAATAATACGATTCTTATAATTACAAGTAAAGATGAATCGACAATTATTAGAGAACTCTTCTATAAAAGCACGCAATGCAGGTTGGGTTGAGTTGGGGTTGAGGTAGTCTGCTTCATCTAAGATGACTACTTTTTTAGAGTCAGTGAGGGAGATAGTTGAAGCAAACGATTTAATCTTAGTACGAAGGGTATCAATACCTGATTCTTCTGAACCATTGATTAAAAGATACTCAGCACCAACCTCATTGCATAGTGCTTTAGCGACTGTGGTTTTCCCGATACCAGGACCACCACTAAAGAGAAAGTTAGGCAGTTCGCCTGAACTTATAAATTGTTTAAATGTTTCTTTTAGTTCTTTTGTAAGTATACAATCATTGATTGTTTGTGGTCGATACTTCTCAACCCATAGATATTCATTCATAATATAGTTCCCTCTTCAATATAAGATTATTATATCTTACATTACAGATTAAAATCAGAATCTGCTTCTACTGCAACATAATAAGTAAGATCAATGTCTTTAGATTTAAACTGTGATATCTTTTTAGATGAAATAGATACATCATAATTACCAGGTAACATCTTTAAATTATCAACTTTAAGATTAACTCTAAAGTCTTTAGGATCAGACCCAATAACATGTGTATAATTGTTTGCTGTAGCATTTTTCTTATCTACTACAGATACGCTGATTTCTGAACCATTACCCACAAAGGCAACATCTTCAGATTTAAGGATTGGAGCAGTTTTCATAATCATAGCTAAGGTCGAAGCTTCGAGAGAGAGGTTGATATCCGCTTCGGGAAAGACGATGTCTTTCGTTGGAACTACCATGTTTTGAACTGCTGCTCCAAAATATTTAATAGAGTTTCTACCTTCTTTGATTGTCACAAATTTTTCGGTAAACTCTAAGTCTGGGTCGTCAAATAAACTCATTGCGCCCAAGAATTCATTAACATCATATATACCAAACTCATGTGAAAAGTTTTCAGCAACTGTTGCTCTACCAAGTACAGTCTTAGATATAGACACTGTTGCTAGTTGATTTCCAGGTTTGATAAGCAGGTTACCATTAATACCTGCAAAGTTTTTAATAATGGTTAGTGTTTCTTTTGATAGTTTCATACTTCCCTCTCATTATCAAGTTCATTCATAAATAAAATGCAGCATGCGGCATGAGCTAAGTGCGATACACCAGTTTCTGAGTCATATATTTCACCTTCTTTATATGCCCATAAGTGTCTCATTGCTGCGTCAAAATATCTTCGATTTGCATCAGGTACTCGTTTCCAGTTATCAGGTTCGTATTTCTCTGCACCGAATGTAAGTACTTGTACAACATCTTTTAAAGCTGAAGGTGGTAGTAAACCATATTGTAACTTACCACCGTCAAACTTTCGTCCGCCTTTGTGATTCCTGTCTTGTGATTGAATTAAGTCTTCTTTTCTCATATGTTACCTCTTTTAAATATACTCATAAGAATATACTTAAAGGAGGCAGCATTGCGCTGCCTACGTGTATTATTTAAATACTGAACCACCAACTGTTTGGTATGCTGCTGCAACCATAGCGCGTGATGGAGAACCAATACGATATTTAGTCGTAGGTGTACCGTCCCATAATTCAGTTTTATTAGAATAAACGGCATAGCCTTTCATTCTTAACTGACGGATAACTTCAGTTGGTGTAGCAGAACCAAATTTACCTGCGATTTCTGCTGCAGTTACTGTGTTACCTTTTAATAAATGACGTAGTACTTTTGCTGTAATTGACATATTATATTTCCTTTTCAATTTGCCGCTGTTCTCAAGAGTGGTATTTGTTCTGCCGCGGCTTGCAGAATTACCACTAAAAATACTATTATATACTGATTTTAAATTAATGTACATATATTTTTTATAATTTTATATTAAATTCTTTAATTGTATCCTGTAATAGCTTAGAATAACGGCTTAAGTTAATTACAGGATCTACTTTACCATCATAGAAGTCTTGTTCTTCTTCTATTGTTGGTATTGGTAAGTGATATAAGCTCTTGGCAATCTTATTATCTGCTACAATTAACCAATTAGGATATCCTAGTTTTGTGCCAGACTTATCTCGTTGCTTTAACATCACTTGATGGTACTCTTTAATTTGAGATAATGTAATCTGCTCAGAGTCATGCTTAAAGCGTTTCATTATCTCAAGTATGTATTGCTTTTGAGTTGGTTTTAGTTCTATAAAATTAAACATTTAATTCCTCATTGATTTCGTTTAATGTTTCTTCTAGATTATCAGAAGCCATAACCTCTTCTTCTCCAGATTGGAGTTTTGAAAAGAGGTCGATAAAGCTTTCTTTAGTTTGTTGATCAAATCTATTGCAGCATAATTCAATTGCTTTGTCTTGCTTTTTAAAGATAGAAAATGCTTTGATAACGTGGACTAATCGTCTAGTTGTAATAGTTTCGTCTAATCCACCGTCATCAAAGGTTCTACGTATTGCTTCTGCCCATTTGACTAGGAGTTCAGCAAATTCATTATCAACACAGTTGTATGATTGCATAAGGTTATTAATAATCTTAAGTTCTACAGAACGTGTTGGATATTCTTGTTCAAATGTTACAGCAAATCTTTCGAGGAAAGCTTCGTTTAAGACGTTAGTACCAATATATCGACCATCGTCTGAACCTTTACCTTTAGTATTTGCGGTTGCAATGACATTGAAACCTGATGCTGGTGTGATTACTTCATTTTTAAGTTTGAAGTAATAGGGCTTACCTTCGAGGATTGGCTGTAAACATAATAGCGTGTTTGCCGCACCAGCATCGATTTCATCAAGTAAGAGAACCGACCCTGTTCTCATGGCGATTAGGACTGGACCTTCAACCACTGTGACATTACCGTCTTCAAGTGTTTTAGATCCAATAAGTTGTTCTTCGTCTGACATCGTATTTAAGTTAATACGAATTAAGTCACGCTTATTTTTAGCACAGATCTGTTCGATCATAGTGGATTTACCGTTGCCGGTAGGGCCAGTAATGTAGGTTGGATAAAATTCTTTAGACTGAATAATGCTTTCTACATCTTTGTGATTACCAAATGCAACGTAATTAAAGTCAACCTGTGGAATCAATGACACTTCGTTCGCGATTTTAGGAGATGATTTCTCCACAGGTTGAATGATCGGTATAACGTTAGGTATATTCTTAAGCGTAAATGTGTTGCGATCTTTTTTAGCAACAACTGACCATGGAATAGTATCAAATCCTAATTGTGATACAGCTTCCATCACTTGTGATGTGCTGAGTTTTTCCAGAGTATCTGGATATAGCGCAATTATTTTATTGCGTATTGCTTCTTTTTGTTCTTTTTTGTATCTCATAATATATTACCTCTCTCAATTATCAATTATTTGTGAAGATTTGCATTTTTTAAATTTACAACTAATCTTGTTT